TATCCTTGATTAACTCTTTTGCAGCTTCTGCCTGCTTAATACCTAGTTCAGTAAGTGGAGAATCACATGATCCCTGAATTCTTCTTCGTACATTAAAGAGAGTTTGTCCATGGCGCATCATATATAAATGTTTCATAATAATTTTCCTCCTGTATTTATGCGGTTTTTTAGGGGTTTGAAACACTATGAAAGCGTAAACTAGTAACAAATCAGTAACAAGAAAAGCCACCCCTTGAAGTGGCTTCCGCAGGTAGGCTCACTTAGAGTGCTTCAACCGCTAACACAATAAGTATATCATAAACCTCTCAAAATTTAATCTTATTTATCTCTGTCCACAACTTATTTTTTGAGGCATTAGTATAGATATCAAAAGTGATATCATTAAGCTTATGCCCTAGTACTTTCTTTCTGATGTAAATGTCAACGTTGTAAAGCTGACAAAGAGAAGCAAAAGTATCTCTTGTATCATGCATCTTGTGGTTCATGCCTAGCTGATCATTGAGGGCATAGAGTACAGTCATGTAAAACCATGTTCTTTTTGAATCAAATAGTCTTTCTTTCTTATTAATCAGTTCATCAATGACATACTGCTTTATTCCGTCATGTATAGGAATGATTCTATTTCTTCCGGCTTCTGTCTTGGACCCTGTAATGATATAACTGATTTTTCTTTCTACTCCATCATCATTGCAAGGCTCGTCTATGTGTATCTGTTTTCTATCAAGTGAGAGGAGTTCAGAAAGCCTACACCCTGTATAGATATAAATAAGCAGCACATGCGCTTCTGGAGTATCTAGTTTCTTGAGTTTCTTTATTTCATCAAGTGTAAAGGTCTTATGCATTGTTGACTTAGGAAGGCTCTTTATTTTTATATAAGTAGAGTAGTCATCATCTCTACTGATATATTTGTGCATTACTGCATACTCGAAGACTTTGACACAGATGTACTTCATATCTCTCTGTACACTTACACCAGTATCCATTTCATCAAATATGTTCTGCATATCTCTTAATGTGATTATATTGACAGGCATATTTGACAGCCTGTCAAGGTGGCTAAAAGCGTTCAGAATATTCTTGTGTCCTTTTTCGGTTCTCTTAATAAAGGTTTCATTGTCTATGATATTAAATATTTCCTTAAACGTTGGCACTCTCTTCTGAGTCTTTTCCTGTATTCTGTCAAACAGATCAGGAGCAATATTTCTAGCCTCTTCGTTCGATATACTGTTAGATTTCTTTAGAGAATAAAGAGACAGCGCATTTAGAGCCTCTTCACGAGTTGAGAATGTTCCGATGCATATCTGCTTCTTCTTGCCTGTTATTATATCTCTTTCATCGCTCATAACTCTTGCACAGTAGGGGTTTCTTCTCTTACCCGATAATTTAACCACAGTACCTGTGTTATTCGGTCTACGTCTAAATCTAGAGTTTCTAGGCATAATATGACACGTCCTTTCAGTTGTAATTTGCCTTGAACGTGTCAATCGTGATATAATTGAGTACGTAAAAGGACTTTATGCGAGGTTTCTTTTATATGAGTGATACGCCAATATCACTGTTGCACCCTAGCGCCAACTAGGGTGTTTTTTTATTTGCTTAATTACTATAAGAACCAGTAACTACTTGATTACCAAATTTAAAATATGATAGACTTCCGCTTCCGTCATCGTTCATTCTAAACTGCATAATAAAATAAGTTCTTAAATTTGCGCTAAAACTATTTTGAGCATCAACGTATGATGATACCGTTACAAGATTATTCACTTTTTTCATTCCCCATCCGTTTAGAGGGTCATACCAAGCCCCTGGATATTTTGCAGATCCTGGTGCCTTAAGAATCTGATTGACAATCTGCTCACATTCATCCTTTATACGGATTGCTTCGTCTATTGAGAGCGAATTTCTCTTTTGTTGAAGTTCCTGTTCTGCCTTTAATGCTTTTTCTTCAGCTTTTTTTCTTAGTTCTTCTTTTTGCTCTTCTGTAAGTTCAACAATTACTTTAAATTTGTTTGATTTGACAGTTTTTTCATTATCATCAGTTACTTTACATACAACGGTAGTGGTACCTTCATTTTTTGCTTCAATATTTCCTTTACCACTGATAGAAATGATATTAGGGTCATAGCTAGTATATTCAATGTTTTTAACTACTACCTTATCAGGTGTTATTTTAGACTTTATTTTTTTTGTTGTTCCCTTATATAGGGTTATGTCTGATATTGTTACTTTTTCTATTTCTGGATTTAATGATGAAGCTGAAATAGCCCCTAAAGCTGAAAGCACACATACACCGATAATAGTGTATATAACTTTCTGTTTGACTGTATACTTGCTAGACTTATAAAACTTAATTAGATACTTACCACCATAATAAATAATAGCGAATGGCCAAAAAAATATAATAAGCAGTATCTTCTGCCATGTCATTTTCTTTTCTTTCATTTTTCCCTTCTCCTTTTTTAATTACAAGTGTTTGCGACCATTTTTATGACTGAAAATGACCGTATTTTATTTTTCTTCTCTTTTTATATCTTGCACGATTTCATTCAATACATCCACAAAACAACAATCTAATACATTACAAATAGAATTCAAGGCATCTACACTTATTGATATTTTCCCTTTTTCATATGCATGAATAGTATTTCTTGCTTTGCCTACTTTTAGTCCAACATCATTAAGTGATAGATTTTTAGATTCTCTTATTTTTTGGAGTTTCCTTCCAATTCTAACATCAATATCACTCATTTGTTTCACCACCTTTCTGATAATATTATAGCAAAAAACTCTACGTATGTGCATTCTAATTGTACAAATAACATGAAAAATATACGATGTGCATTGACAATGGACAGATGATGATGTATTATGTGCATTGTAGATGAACAAGAAAGGAGGAAACGATGGGATATACAATTAAACAATTGCGAGTCGGAATGAATATGAACCAAGTCCAATTCGCTAAATTCGTCGGAATGAATCCAGATACCTACGCCAAAAAGGAACAAGGTAAAAGAAATTGGTTAGCTAAAGAAATTATTAAGATAGCACTTGCCTGTAACGTAAAAGTTGAAGACATTATCTTAGAATAATTTTTTTAATCAAAATGTTCATTCACAATGCACATTCAAGAAAGGAGAAAAAGAAATGAACGAATTATTAAGAGTTAATTATGACAGTGACAGAATCACACTGTCAGCAAGAGAACTACATGAATTCTTGGAAATTGAAACACCTTTTAAAAAATGGTTTCTAAGAATGACTGAATATGGTTTTAATCAAAATTTTGATTATAGAGAGGTTATGGACAAAAATGTCCAAAACCCTAAAGGTGGAAGACCCTCAACTGACTATGAAATCACTCTAGACATGGCAAAAGAAATTGCAATGATCCAAAGAAGTGAGAAGGGTAAACAGATCAGACAGTACTTCTTGGAACTCGAAAGAAAGTGGAACAGTCCAGAAGCAGTAATGAACAGGGCTCTTGAATATTCAAGAAAGCAAGTTCAAGCACTCCTTCAAACAAATGAAAAGCTAGAACTTGAAAACAAGATGAAGGATCAGCAGCTAAATGAATTAAAGCCAAAAGCCGATTATTATGATCAGATTCTTCAGAGCAAGTCATTAGTATTGATTTCTCAGATTGCTAAAGATTACGGACTTGGAGCCCCAACGATGAATAAGAAACTTCATGAGTTGGGTGTTCAGTATAAGCAAGGTGGCCAGTGGCTTCTATATAGCAAATATCAGAACAAAGGCTACACACATTCTAGAACTATCAATATCACAAGAAGTGACGGCCGTTCTGATGTGAGAATGCAGACAGAATGGACACAGAAAGGAAGACTGTTCTTGTATGAACTTCTTAGAAAGAACGGTATTCTTCCAATCATTGAGCAGAATTAGGAGAGTGATCATCATGGATGAATGGAGTATCAGCGTTGAGGAAGTAATGCAGATTACTCATAAAAGCCGTGACTTCATCCTAAACGCTATAGAACAGGGCGTAATGCCTGGGTCAGTAGTAAAACACGGCTCAGGTAAAAGAAGTACTTACATCCCTAGAAAGGCTTTCATGGATTACATGAACAATTATTATAGAGCTCCTTCGGATAAGTTGATTGCAGCAGTGGTAGAGGAGCTCACTAAAAGAAAGACAATTGAATAAGTAGCTTTAGTTGCTCGTAGGCACCTAAAGCCAAAGAAGGCAAATAATATTATTGTAGAATGTTTCGTTTTCATTTTTTTGGAAATACCCTTCGTATGTGTATCTTACATTGAATATATCAATCCTTTTTAACTAATTTGTCTGTTGATCAAATAAATGCTTTCTTTGGCGCTAAGTGCTTATGAGCATATAAAAAAAGAACACACGACAGCCATCGTGTGCTCCCACTCAATCTTCTCGGAAAAGATTGATAAAAATCAGACAGTGCTAATTATAGCACGGAAAGAGGAAATTATGAATAGTAAAAGAATCGTATTGATTGCATTTAATGCATTTGTTTTAGGCACAGTAATCTCAATGATTACTTCAGGAAGTAATTGGGATAGTACAGCCGTACATGTCTCAAGTGCTTTCTCATTAGGATTAAACATCTTATTTTTGGAATATATCGGATTAAAGGGGGATAAATAATCATGATCAAACACGTAGAAACACCTTTCCTACACCTTGAGATTAAAGACGGTAACTGTGAAGTAACAGGAACAGGAAACGCATGGCAGTGCTTATTACTCTTTGCTTACATCGTTAAAGCTGCAAAAGAAGGACGCTTTACTAATGGGTTTGACGATGAAGGAGAAGAAAAGGAATTCAATAGAATTATAAATAAGGTGTATGAAAGTCCAGATGATGCAATTGAGGCATTTGGACCATTAGGAGATGTAAATACAATCTCTGATATCTTAGAAGCGCTAGATAGCTTGTTTGAAGGGGATTACGTAGATGGAGAATAAGAAAGATATTCTAGAGAGCCTGTTTGAGACTCTCACTAGAACTAGAAAGTGGCGAGATGAAATCGCTGAAATGCTATATCACAAGGACAAGAACGGCAATGAAGAGGTCACTGTCAGACTTTATGAAGGTAACGCTGAAATGTTTATCGATGTCACAGGAGACAGTGGCATGGCTCTTATTAAAGATGTTATTAACGCTTTAGAGGAAATACGATGACCTCTTTCAAAGGACTGTTTGATTGTCTCTATGATCCGATTCCAAAAGATAAAGAAGGGTGGCTCTCTCAGAGAAGAAAAGGGATCGGCGGTTCAGATGCTGGAATAATCGAAGGTGTCAACCGCTACACCACACTTCATGAGTTGTGGGAAGACAAAACAAATAGGCAAAAGAGACCTCAGGTCTCAAATCATGCCATTGAGATGGGAAACCGTCTAGAGCCTGTAATGTTCAACCTGTTTGAAGCACTCTATGGCGATGACTATGAAGTCATTGACACAAAGGATTACTCTTTATCTCGCAAGGATAAGGAATGGATGCGAGCTAACTTGGATGGTGCTCTCATTCGTAAAGAAGATGGTTCAAGCGGAATACTTGAGATAAAGTCAACCACTGTTAACCAGTGGAAGTATTACCAGGAAGAGTGGGGCGATGATTCAATGCCTCAGACATATTACTGCCAGTGCCTTCATTACATGAATGTGACAGGGGCTGAATTCGTTGTGTTGTTCGCTATTGTCATGCTTCCATGGTGTGATGAAACCAAGACGATTGTTAGAAGAATTGAAAGAAGCGAGGTGCTTTTGGATCTAATGCAGCTAGAGGCTGATGAAGAAGCCTTCTGGCAAAAGCACATCGTGGAAGATATTGAACCAAATTTTATTTAAAGGAGAAAAAAAGAAAATGATAACTAGAACAAGGGCTAATCAAGATATTAGAGACATGTTAAAGGATAATGGCCTCACTCAATGGGATTTATGTAAAGCGCTAGGAATTGGGGAAACTACTCTATACAGAAGATTAAGAGATGAACTACCAGAAGACCAGAAACAAGAATACAAGAAAGCTATTGAAATGCTTATCAATCTAAATGCATAACGAAATTTAAAGGAGAAAAAGAATGAGATTTAAGAAAGAAATTAAAGACCGTCTCTATGGCGGTTATCTCGGTGTTGTCACTGACAAGATTGATTTTGAAATTATCAAAGTCATGCTTGCAGATGATAAAAAGAAAGTTGAAGGGCTTGAGTGGCCTTTCGGTGCAGTGAGTGCAGTTATCGCAGTTGCACCAGACGGATCAGTAGTCGCATTAAAAGAAGAACACGCTGAAAGCTATGAAGTAGTAAAGTATCAGGATGCAGTGGAAGAAGATACACAGCCTATTGATGCAGATGTCAATGAAGTGGCTGAAATGCCTAGTTTAAGCGTTGTGAAGGTCATTCCAGCGCAGATTGAAGGATGTAACGTAAAACACTTCAAAGAGGCTGTAAAGTCTTATTTGAAACGCTATGACGGCATTGTAGTGACTGCAGACAACTATAAAGAGTTATCTGACGTTGTTTCTAAGCTGAAGAAAGAAAAAGACAATGTCAATGAAAGCAAGAAGGCAGTCAAGAAAGAAGCAATGAAAGTCTACACAGACTTTGAGAACGATATGAAAGAAGTTCTTAAGATGTTTGATGCTTCTATTAGTTCATTATCTAGTGATATTAAGGAATTCACAGATAAGGAAGTAGCAGAGAATGAAATGGTTGTAAGAAAATTCATTAATAAGGCTCTTAATGATTATGTGCATAGAGGTGACTTTGATGGATACTGTGCAACTAAAGTATTCTCTATTGATCCACGCTGGAGCTCATTAAAGAAGTTTATCAACAACAAGAAGCTAACCAAAGCATTAGTAGATGCAATCAAACAAGAATGTGAAAGAACTAAGGAAATATATAAATCATACTTGCAGCGCTGTGAGTCCTTAGACATCTATTTAGAGGCTAGATGTAAAGAAACTGATGTTGATCAGCAGATGATTGATGTAAGTGTCTATAAAGATAAGTTAAGAAACGGCTCTTTTGAAGACATTAAGCCACTTCTCGAAAGAAGATTTAGAGAAATTATCAATAGACGAGATGAACAGGAACATCAGAAGAAAGAAGAAGCAAAGAAGAAAGAGGTTAAGCAGCAAGAAAAGCCTGTAAATGCTTCTCCAGAAGAAAATGAACCTCTAAAGATGTTAGTTGGTAAAATCGTAGGAACAAAAGCAGCACTAAATGAATTAAAAACATCTCTAGACTATCTAAAAGCCAAATATGATGGGTGTTTCGATTATGATTTAAGATTCCCTAGAAAGAAAGAAGGTAAATAACAATGACAGTTAAAAACAGTTTAAGAAAAGACACAACAAATAAAGCTAAATTCAGTACTTTTATCGCAAGCCCAGCAGTACAGAGAAAAATCAATGATGTTGTTGGCGGTAAGAATGGAACACGTTTCATCGCTTCTATTACTTCTACAGTTGTCAATGATCCAAAGCTTCAGGAATGTGAGCCTAATAGTATCATTACTGCTGCATTTCTTGGCGAAGCGCTCAACTTATCTCCTTCTCCCCAGTTAGGACAGTACTACTTTGTACCTTACAAGACTAAGAGAGGAACAGTGGCACAGTTCCAATTAGGCTATAAAGGCTACATTCAGCTAGCTATCAGAAGTGGACAGTATAGAAAATTAAATGTTATTTCGATTAAGGAAGGTGAATTAATCCGTTACGACCCACTTAATGAAGAGATTGAAGTCAGATTAATTGATGATGAACTTGTAAGAGAGAACGCTAAGACAGTCGGCTATTATGCAATGTTTGAATATACTAACGGCTTTAGAAAGACGATGTACTGGTCGAAAGAGAAGATGGAAGCACATGCACTTAAGTATTCTCAAGGATATGCAGCAGACAAAAGAAAAGGCACTAACTGGACATTCTGGTCTAAAGACTTTGACGGAATGGCATACAAGACTATGCTCCGTCAGCTGATCAGTAAGTGGGGTATCATGTCAATTGATCTGCAGAATGCTATTGATGCAGATATGGCAGTAATCAACAGTGATGGTACAAAAGAGTATGTTGATGCTCCTGTTACATTTGTAAACGATGAAGAACCACAGGAACATGAAGAAGCGCCTAAAGCAATTGCAAATGAAAGTTCAGCACCTAAAGCACCACAGTCACACGAAGAAGCTGACAAGGTTCTTGAAGATGCTGGAGTCAATGCTGATTTCGGCGATGCTGAATTTGGCGACTTCGATGATGGTTTTGATTATGAACAGTTCTAATTAAAGAAAGGAAGACATGAGGGATGGATGAAAAAAGAAGATGGATCAAGTTATACATGATGGACTACGATGAAGTCTATCATGATTCAAAAATGCTACACCTTTGGATTGACATCCTTCTTCATGCCAATCCTGTTGATTATTATCATCACGGAGACTTGATCAAGAGAGGACAATGTATCTTGTCTCTTAGACAGGTATCGGAAAGATGTGGAATGGCAAAAAACACCATTACTAAATATCTGCATCTGTTAGAGGAATGTGGAAAAATCAAATTAGATATATCTAGAAAAGGCACTCTTATAACAGTTGAGAACTGGGACAAATATCAGAACCGTGTCTCACCTAGTGTCCTAAAAGTAGGACAAGAGGTAGGACAAGAGGTAGGACAAGAGGTAGGACAAGAAGTAGGACAAGAAGTAGGACGTAATAAGAATAAAAGAATAAAAGAAATAAAGAATAAAAGAAGACTGTCTGTCAGTGACTCTGACTTGTCTGATTTAAAATCTTTTCTTATTGAAAATGACTTTGAAGAAGTTGCCGATGAAGTAATAGAAACATGCAAACTCTATGGACTTGAGAAAATAACCAATCTAAAGAATTTTGCTTTAGCAGTGGCAAAAGAAAAGAAATGGTACCAGAAGAAAAAGAAACTTAAAAAAAGAGTAACCGAAGAAGATAAAGAAGAGTTAAGAAGATTAATGGGAGACTTGCATGATGAAGAGAAAAAAGAAGTCTCTGAAGAAGAAGTCTCTGATGAAGAGGTTGCTGAATTAAGAAAATCAATGGAAGAACTAGGAGGAGGTTTATAACATATGGAATATGTGAATAGCAAGAAGTTAGAAGCAGTCGCTACCTTCATTTGTGAAGCAGAAGTTGAAGGCAATTGTATTTGTGACAATTTCAATGAAGTTCTAGAAGAAAATAAAATCAATGTTTCTTGTACTGCTAGCAATTGCAAAAGCAACTGCCCATTCTATTCAAAAGACAACTTCTTAAATTGGATTAAGAAGCCAACTAAGAAGTTAAGCATTAGAGAGGTTAAGAGACCTAAAGAAAGAGATTTTAGCCTTTTTTTAGACACAAAAGGTAAATCGTTAGTAAATTATAAAGAATATGCCGAAGCATTAGAAAGATACTGCACTGATTTGGAAAACATATTCGCCAACCTCGAATATGATCTAGACAATGCAGAATGTGAAAATAAGGCATTACTTGAAAAATTATCAAAGATTAGAGATGTGCTTGATGAAGGGTATTGAAGGTAGGAATTTTGAAATGTTAAACAAAGATGTTTTAGATAACTGTGAGGTGGTCAATGATGCTGAAGAATAAAGAAGAGAGAACCTCATTTTTAAGAAATGAGAAGAATTGGGAATCTGAGTATTTAACAGCTGATATTAAAATGTTGACTTTAAAATTAACACCTAAACTATATGTCAGAAAAATTCAAGTGATGGGTTTTAATAAATATTTTAAAAAAAGTGGATGGTATACGCAGTTTACTAAGTTCTATTATCCTGATGATTTATATTATGGTCCTAATGCTTCAGATACAGAATTATTAAAATATTTAACTGCACATAAAGATGATGATTACATTGAAGACTTAGAAGTAGAAGGAGAACAGTAAAATAATGAGAATAAATGAAGTGTTAACAAGAGTCGATGAAGATGAACTCATTGACATTAGATGTAAAAGTTGGAATTTTTGTATACAAGGAACAAAATGGGAAATCACTCATAGTGAAACATTCATGGATAACCATTTTGGAGATATGTTAGTAACTCATATTGAAGTAAATGATTCGCCAAGAGGACACGCAATCATGCTATTGGCTGATTAAGGAGGAAAGTAAATGGATCCACAGGAATTACATAATATGCTTGGCACTCTTGTATCAAATTGTCCGGAACTTGGAAAAGTATGCGAGACATGGGGCAACCAGCACATGTTAACTATCGCAATGGAAGAAAATGCAGAACTTATACAAGCAATATCAAAAATCAAACGTAATGGATTGGACCCAATCAACGCTTCACATTTGGATGAAGAGACTGCAGATGTATTGATATGTATCTGTGAGTTATTTGTGATGGGATATCTAGATGTCCATAAAATTGCTGAAATCATAGAAAGAAAAGTAGAAAGATCCATGAGGAGAACTCAGGATCATATAAAGGAATTAGAAGAGGAGGCTAGCTTCAATGGTGTGTTTTAGTGCCGAAAAAGTACAGGAAATTGTAGAAGAAAAGGAATCCAAATATAACAAGCTAGAAGAAGAGTATTCATATTTGAAAGAAGAATATGGAGAGCTTGAAGAAGTATGTCAAGACTTAAAAAAAGAAAACAATACTCTAAAAAGAGAAAAAACAGCTCTAATGAAAGCGAATGCTATTGTATTGAACTTCTACAGAGAAGATTGTGGGAAAATGGATGATCTTCAGAAGTTGAATAATAAACTTGTTAAAAGCTGTAAAAAGGCTAACAGGGATTTCTTTATTCTCGCAGCAGCTTATGTTGCTACACTGATGTTGATGATTTACTTATTTATCAGATAGGAGTGATACAAATGATTCTATTACAGTTAGTTAAATATGCGTTTCTTCTGATTCTTCTTGTTGTGCTAGCCTTAGCGCTAGTGATTGGAGTATTTATCCTGTTAGCAGTCTTCTTCTCTACGCTTTCGACATTTAGAGAAGAACTCAGAAAAGATAAGGAGCGCAATAACTTATGACAAGAAAAGACAAGGAGGAACACTATTAATGCTTAATCGTGTCGCATTAGTCGGAAGACTTACAAGAGACCCTGAACTAAGAAGAACAGGGAGTGGAAAAGCAGTTACAAGCTTTAACCTAGCAGTAGAAAGAAACTTCAAGAGTGATGATCAGGAAGCTGATTTCATTAGCTGTGTATGTTGGGGAAAGATTGCGGAAAATACAGAGCGTTGCTGTTCTAAAGGTTCGATGGTTTCTATTGATGGTCGCATTCAGACAAGAAACTATGATAATTCGCAAGGACAAAAGGTATATGTCACTGAGGTGATTGCTGACTCTGTTCAGTTTATTCAGACAAACAGAAATAACAATACAGCTACTGCAGCACAAGCACCAACTAACAGTTATGTGCCTAATGAACCAATCCAGCAGTTCGAGGATGATAATTACATGTTAGAAGAGGACGACATTCAATTCTAATGATCAAGAATAAATACAAGGCTAAGAAGGCAGTTGTTGACGGCATTGTCTTCGACAGCCGAAAAGAAGCAAAGAGATATACAGAACTCAAGAAACTCGAAGAGATGGGAAGCATTAGAGACCTGTCTCTTCAGGTTCAGTTTGAACTAGTGCCGTCATTTGAGATTGTAATTGATGGAAAGAAGAGGAAAAGAAGACCAATCACATACGTTGCCGACTTCGTATATTACAGAGATGATGAAAAGGTCATAGAGGACGTCAAAGGTCTCAGAACTCCTGTCTATAACATCAAGAAGAAGTTATTTGAATATCGTTATCATGAGACAATCACGGAGGTATAGAAGTGGCTAGATTAGTTGAAGTATGGGACTACTTTAGAGCGCCTATGAGCGAGAATGACATGATAAGAATGCGCAGAACGTTCAGCATCATCAATTTAGATAAATGCACCTTTGAATTCCAGTTGCCTCCTAGATGGCCAGAAGGGGGACTGTGTGCAATCGTTTTCTATTACAAGAAGAAGATGATCCACAAGGAAGAGTACAGCACTATGAGTCTAGCAAAGGCAAGACTTGACTGGCTTTCAACGTTTGTTCCTAAAAAGGAAGAAGGGAAACTTGAATACAAGGGGATGCCGATTGATGCTGATGATATTATTGCAGTTCTTAATCATACAAGCTTTAGTGATAGAACCGTAAGCATTGTTACATCAAGAATAAGAATCAATGACAGAGTGCAGCGAAAGAGTTGCTACACGGTTCTTGAAGAGATTCAAAAGAAGTTCATTAGATAATCAAACAGGGCATTGAGTTCTTTATTAGATTTTATATACTATCAAGAAAATTTATTAGGACCCTCATACTTAATAGATTCTGTTTCTAAAAGCAAGATCCTCTCATGGATTCGATGCCCTAACATATTTTTCTATTCTAAAACCAACAAACAACAGCAGTGTCATGGCTTTGCTTCCATCTCTTCACCTTACTTTGCAAATTGAATAAGAGTAAGAAGCGTTAATTTTGCTACTATCCAACTAAGTTATGATGCTACTGGGAAGACAGAAAGAATGAATTGAAAATCAAAAGACAGAGTAAAGGACTTCTTTCTCTCTTCCAGAAAGGAGGTTAAATGGGAAACTTTGTTTTATATCGTAACGGAAAAAGAACCGATATAACTGGATCAATAGAAAAGATAAGTCAGTATGTTGATGCTACTCAATTAGCTCTAAAACATAGATGGCAACGTATATATAAGCATGAAAGTGTATTTTCAAATGAAATACCTATTAAAATAGGGAGTGCATACGATAATGAGGAATATATGGCAAATATATATGCTCATAGAAAAGTACACAAGAAAGAAAAGAAAAGAGCAAGCTATGAAGATAGGCAGTTCTATGTTGTCTATGACATGAATGACAATGTAATTATTGCAGGCACTGCTGAAGAATGCGCTAATAGGCTATCCATTGGATTAGCTAGTTTTTACTGCAAGGCAAGCAATCAGCACAGCGATAAATACAACGCAAGGCATCCTAGCACTGCCCCAAGAAAATATTATGTATATACTTTAAAAGATAAGGAGGAGTGAAATTAAATTGTTTTTTATTCTATTTGTATTGGTGATAGTGATTTATTTATTTTTCATTTTTGAATAAGGAGGTAATCAGATGACGCCAGAAGAGACAAGAAACTATCTTAAAAGCTATAGGAATATGCACAATCGAGTGGAGTACATCAATAACAAGATGATTAATGTTAAATCAATTAGATATGATGACAGTCCTAACGGTTCATATTCAGAGCCTAAGACTCAGAACGATTACATCATGATGAAGGATAAGTATATTGCTCAGATGTCTCTTATTCGTGAGGATATTGAGAAACTAGACAACATGAATCATCGTGATGCATTGTTTTATAAGTATGTCGAACTAATGAGTGATTATGATATAGCCGACTTGATGCAGTATTCAGTAGGGACAGTAAGAAATTTTCTTTATTCTGGTATTGATGAATTATCTAAAATCATTAGAGATTGATATACATGATAAAAAATGGAAAATCACGAAAAAATCAAAACGCATTAGTAATATAAAGGTGCTAACATATAACATGTGGAAATAGTTTGATAGGGAACTATGATTTCAAGGCGCTTGTATAAGTGCCTTTTTATTTTACATGAAGGAGAATAACGGATGAATGACATCAAGATAATACAGAAGTCTATTGCTGATCTAATCCCTTATAGTCGCAATCCTAGAAGGAATGACGAAGCCGTTCCGATGGTGATGAACAGCATCAAGGAGTTTGGTTTTAAGGTTCCTATAGTTGTTGATAGGAATAATATCATCGTATGCGGTCATACAAGGTTTAAAGCAGCGCTAAAGCTAGGGCTTGAGACAGTTCCATGCATAGTAGCCGATGACCTCTCAGACGAGCAGATTAAGGCTTTTAGACTAGCAGATAACAAGGTATCAGAGAAAGCGGAATGGGATTTTGAAATCCTAAGCGGTGAACTCGATGACATTATTAATATAGATATGGATTCATTTGGGTTTGAGTCAATTGATTTTGAAGAATATGAAGATTATGAAGACTATGAGCATGAAGAAAATCAACAGGAAACGCAAAGAAGAGTTGAAAACATAGTTAATCTAGAGTATGGGCAGTTTGATGGTGAAGGAAAGTATGACATTCCTAAGCTGGAGCCTGTTACAGAACTGCCACCAATTTCCGAATGGATAGGATTCAATTATGTATTATCTGACAATGATCCAACAGGTAAGGCAGTTCACTTCTTCATTGATGACTATCAATTTGAAAGAATTTGGAATAATCCACAGCAGTATGTTGAAAAGTTAAGACAGTATGTCTGTGTTGCAACTCCTGACTTCTCTCCTTATGGAGATATGCCACTTGCTACACAGATTTTTAACATTTATAGAAAGGCGTGGGTTGGTGCATTCTTGCAGTTTCAAGGTATCACAGTTATTCCGACAGTTCGAGCAAGTACAGACCCAAGAAGCATGGAGTTCTATCTGGACGGCATTCCTAAGAATAGTATTGTGCTGATCAGCAACATGTGGACGAAAGACAAAGAGGCTAGAAAGTACTTTATTGAACATGAATATAAAAACATGATTGATAAGTTACATCCTAGCAAGGTGCTTCTTTACGGCAAGATGATGGATGAATTGAAAGATGATAACGTGGAATGCATAGAAACATTCGCGCAAGGAAGGTGGGGAAAATAAGATGGCAAAAGGTAGCAGAGGTGGAAAAAGAACGAGCTTAGGGAAAGGTCAAGGACTGAATCCTAATGATATTGTTGGAACCACTTCACTTATAAGTGAACGTGAAGGGCATCGCCAAGAGGTTGATGAAGTTCTTACTGTCGGAAAAGATATGTTTGATGAATATGGTATAGAAATTGATTTTGAAGTTGCAACACTTAAGGGGAATGGTAGAAAAGCACTAGGATATTATGACGGCGATAATATCGCAATCAATAAAGCCCATTTTGATAGTAAAAATATGACTGCAGTTATGGATACATGTACTGACAGAGGGATGTTTCATCCTAGTAGAGGAAACAAAACAGGCTTACAGTCAGTTGCTGCTCATGAATTTGGTCATGCCCTTACTGATAAAATTGTGAACAGTAGAAAAATCAGTGAAAAGCAAATCATCAGCCGAGCAGCAAAACAGACAGGTCACGGCCAAGATCACAAAGCTTTTGCAAGTAAAATAAGTGGATACGCAAAAGAAAGTAATAGAGAATGTATTGCAGAAGCTGTTGCTGATGTGTATTGTAATGGAAGTAAGGCAAAAAAAGAAAGCCGAGCAATTGTAAATATTTTGAAAGGTAAATAAAGGTGAACAATATGAGAAATAAAAAAATTATTTATTCAGAACCAAGCGATTATATTCCAAAGGATTTAAGAAAGAAATATGGGTTAGGTGAATATGCTAAACCTGAAACACCTAAAAAGAAGGCAACAAAGAAACCAAAAAAATAGATATGATCATATGGTGTAAATAGTCATTAAAGAACGTTCATTGATTGAGCGTTCTTTTTATGTTTTTAAAGGAGTGATGATAATGGCAAAAAGTGAGTTCGCAAACATGACACCAGAAGAAAGAAGAGAGAACGGCCGTAAAGGCGGACTTGCATCTGTCAAGGCAAGAAGAGAAAAGAAGGCAATGAAAGACAATCTTGCATCGCTTCTTTCCATGTCTCTCAAATCCGGTAAGATAGCCGATGTAGACACAATCAAGAACTTTGCTGCATTGAATGGCAAGAATGTTACTGTACAGGATGCAATACTCATTAAACAGGTTCAGAAGGCAATGAAGGGCGACACTAAGGCAGCGGAATTCATTCGTGACTTGAGCGGTAACAAGCCTGGCAGTAGTCTAGATATCAAGTCAAATGGACAGATAGTAATTATAGATGACATCGAATAAAGCAAAGCTTTCTGACATTATAGGCCCAGCGTTCTATGATCTTCATAAATATGTTAAGACTAATGCATATACGCATTACTGGCTAAAGGGTGGCCGTGGTTCCTTGAAATCTTCTTTCGTTGGCACAGAGATTCCTTTAGGGATTATGAGAGATGCGAAACGTGGTGTAATGAGTAATGCCGTTGTTATAAGACGTGTAAAGGACACTTTAAGAGGTTCAGTATATGAACAAATCAAATGGGGCATATTCATGCTGAAGGCTGAAGAAGATTGGGATATACCTGAATCCAAGTTACAGATGACATACAGACCGACAGGACAGCAGATAATATTCAAAGGTGCTGACAACCCTAAGAAGTTGAAATCTATCAAGGTGTTCGTCGGATATGTTAAATATGTCTGGTATGAAGAATGCGACGAATTCGAAACATATGACAAGATAACCAATATTAATCAGTCTCTTTTACGTGGTGGACATGAGTATTGTGTCTTTTATTCTTTCAACCCTCCTGAAAGCCAAAGAAATTGGTGCAACAGGCAAGTTCTAGTGAAAAGGGATGATACATATGTCTCCCATACAACTTACTTACAGGCGCCACCACAATGGCTTGGAGAGCAGTTCCTAATTGAAGCCAACCACATGAAGGAGACAAAGCCTGATAAGTATAAGCATGACTATTTAGGTGAAGTAACAGGTACAGGTAGCGAGGTTTTCACGAACCTTGATATTAGAGAGATAACTGACGAGGAAATACAGGTATTCGATAGATTGAAAAACGGATTGGACTTTGGTTATGCTGGTGACCCATTAGCATATGTCAAAGCGAATTATGACAAGACGCGCAGGCGTCTTTTTATTTTTGGTGAAGTATATGGAACTAGACTATCAAATGCCAAGGCCGTAAAACTCATAAAAGAGATTAACCCGCTCAACAAGCTAGTCACTGCTGATTCAGCTGAACCAAGAACCATTAACGAGTTCAAACTATTAGGTCTTAATATCATCGGCGCAAAGAAAGGCGCTGACAGTGTAGACAACGGAATAAAGTTCCTCCAGGACTTGGACAAGATAATTATAGATCCTGTTAGATGCCCCAATGCTGCACGTGAATTCAATGACTATGAAATTGAGATGGATAGAGACGGCAACCTTAGAGGGGACTTCCCCGACAGAAACAACCACACTATAGATGCGGTTAGATATGCTATAGAAAATGAAATCCTTATGAAGAAGGCAAGAGCAGGAAAGAGGAGATTTTAAAAGATGTATTATACTTTCACGATTCCACGAGAAGAATTCGACGAGACAAACATAGACAGGAGCATGATCCTTCGTCTCATTAGCAAGCATTATAGTATTCGTGCTCCTGAGATATTGAAGAATGTCGGCTACTACTTTGGCAAGCACGCCATCATGAACAGGGAAAAGAAGTTCAAGAACCAGCCGAACAATAAGATCATGGTAAACCATGCTAAAGATATATCAGATACAGCAACGGGATATTTTCTTTCAAACCCTATAACATTTAAGAAGAATACAGAAGACGGCAATATTGATAAGCTGACAGGTGCTTTCGTTGATGCTGAAACAGATGATACAGATTCATGCAATGCTATCAATATGTCACGTGCTGGTGTCGCTTATGAGTATGTTTACTTATGTGAGCATGAAAGCAAGCTGATGACCAAGACACTTGACCCATTGTCAACATTCAAAGTTTTCGATGCTTCAATTGAACAGCATGAACTATTCAGCGTTTATTATTCGATTGAAAAAGATGATTCTACTGACAGGTTCAATATCATCGCAACAGTAACAACTGAGAACTATGTCACAAGAATCGGAATCACTTGCAATGAGGAATTCGAAAAAGGCGAGTTTTCAGAACTAGGTGAGCCTTATCCACATTTCTTAGGTGAGGACCCTATCATTGAGTATAGAAACAACATGGACTGCATTGGAGACTATGAACAGCAGATTTCTCTAATTGACGCATACAATACATTATGCTCTGACAGAATCAACGATAAGGAGCAGTTCATTGACGCAGTGCTTGTTGTCTATGGCGCTCTTTTAGGTGATGACGATGAAGAAGCAACAAAAGCGCTCCAGGCTATCCGTAAGAATGGTGTTATGGAACTTCCTAGTGATGCACGCTCTGAATATCTGACTAGAACATTTGACGAGAATGCGGTGGAAACACTCAAGCGCTCAATAAAGGAAGATATCTATTCACTTTCTCATGTTCCTAATCTGACAGATGAAAACTTTGCTGGCAACAGTTCAGGCATTGCTATTCAATATAAGCTTCTAGCACTTGAGACCCTCACCAAGACAAAAGAGAGATATTACAAGAAGGGACTTAAGAAGCGTATAAGAATGTTCTGTACTTATCTCAATCTAAAGGCAATTGCTGCTGATCAGTCAATGATTGAGCCTGTATTTACAAGAGGACTCCCACAGAACCGTCTTGAATTATCACAGATCATTGCGAACCTTAAAGGTGTTGTATCAACTAAGACACTTCTTGCATTGCTTGACTTTGTTTCAAACGTCGATGATGAAATGAAAGAAGTCAAAAAAGAACAACAGGAAGCACTTGAAACACAGAAGCAGTTATTTGATACCGAAAATCAGAATACTCCTCCAGAAGATGAAGAAGAAACAGAGGAGCATGAGAACGATGATAATGATGATGACCAAGACAAGGAATAATAGTGCTCTGTTATGACTAACATTAAAAACATAAAGTACTGGGAGATGCGAGAAGCAAGGAACATGTACAAGGATATGCAGTTAGCTGAGGACTGCGCCAAAGAGTTGAGCGTAATCTATAGCAAGGCTGCAATCTACACTGCCAAGCAGATTGAGGGAATATTCAATAGATTCGCTTCAAAACATCATCTGACAAGAGACGAGGCTATTAATCTTCTTTCAGAGGCTGACAGCAGAAATTTCGAAAAACTGCTTGAGGTATACAAGAATAAGACAGGCGCCCAAAAAAGAGAGGTACTAGCAGAATTGGAAGCCCCAGCATACAAGAACCGTATGAAGAGGCTTGATGATATTAACAAGTCAATTAATAAGCTGATTAATGCCATTGCATCCAAGGAAAGAGATGCAATAGGGAAGACAATGCGAAAGGTCTATGAAAGCAGTTATCACCATGCAGTATATGAAGCTGCAAGAATGAGCGGTCTAGATCTTCAGACAGGTCCCATTGATGAAGGTGCTCTTGAAACCATTCTGAAAAAGAAATGGTCAGGTCAGAACTATTCCGAAAGAGTATGGAACAATACTCAGAAGGTGGCTGATGCACTAAAAGAGGAGTTCATGATAGGAGCACTCACAGGAAAGACAGAGAAGGAAATGACCGACTCAATCAACGAACAGTTCCTATCAGGTAGAAATAGAGCTAGAAGACTTGTAAGAACTGAATCATCATACATTCACAATGAAGCACACTTCCAGGCTTACAAGGATTATGGCATAGAGGAGTATAGATTTGTTGCAACACTAGACCTTAGAACGTCCCTAATTTGCCGTGAGAGAGACGGAAGTGTATACATGGTGAATGATAAGAAGATAGGTGTAAACGCCCCTCCAATGCACCCATGGTGCCGTTCTACAACTATTATGAATCTTGATGATGAAACTATGCATAATCTAGAAAGATTTGCTAGAGACCCTGTTACAGGTGAAAAAATAAAAGTTCCGGCGGACGAGACTTATAAAGAATGGTATCAAAGAATGGTTGAAAAGCATGGTGCTGAAGCAATCAACACTGCTGAGAAATTAGTTAAGAATCGTTCTAATGACAGGAAACAGCAAATAAAATACCTCGATTTGTTGGGTAAACAAAATATACCTTTATCACTATCAGAATTTCAAAATTTGAAGTATAATGATAAAGAGAATTGGTTACTATTACAAAAATACAAGAGATCACGTAGCTCAGGAAAATTATCAGCATTTTCAACATTTGGAGACTATAAGAAGTATCGTAAAATCATACAAGATGAAATTGTTGGGCGTACAACTAAGGATGGAGTTGTAATAAAATCGCAAAGTGACCATTTTATCGAAAGAGTATTAGGGACAACCGAAAAAGAAGGCCCTCAAAAGAATAAGAAACGTGAAGGTGTTGAAATAGAGGATGTTATTTCTGCATTAACTGACCCAGAAAAAATAACCGAAAAAGAAGGTGGCGAAGGTAGAAGCAGAAAGTATATAGGTGAAAACGTAGAAGTTACACTTAACCCTGATACTGGAAATTTAATTCAAACAAACCCTAAGAAAAGAGAGTGAATTGTGATGTACAAATTATTAGATGTGGATGTAAAATTATTGAAAAAATTACTTCTAATGAAGGATTTGAATCCAGAAGACGGTTATTCAAAAAAATGTGTTATTGAATACGTTAATGCGAATAGAGAATTGAATGACAAAGAAATTAATCAGATTCGTAATTACGTATTAGACAAAAATCTTGAATATGGATTTTACAGTAACGGTGAACCGAATGAGTTAGGATATGCAACTGAAGAATTAGGCGATAGATTGTTTTATGCTATGGATGATTAGCAAAATCCTTTAGCTGATAAAAAGACAATGTGAAAGGACTTGGAATATATGGCAAGAGATGATTATCATGTAATTGTTTATCAGATTCTATCCTACCTGTATATGCAGCTAAAGCATGGGAAGGATATTGATGCATCGCTCATAAGACATGACAGTAAATATCTGCAGATCAACAGAAAGTACTGGACTTATGTCATTGTGAATCTGTTGAATGATGGATATATCAGTGGGATAGTAATTGACCAGGATATAGACGAAAACATAGATATATACAATCTTGATAAGTGTGAGATTACACCAAAAGGCATAGAATACCTTACTGATAATTCAACTATTGAAAAAGCCAAGAGATTCATGAAGGACCTGAAAGACATAATACCGTTTGTATAAGCCGACTATCTAGTCGGTTTTTATTTTGCTCAATTTCAAGAAAGGAGAACCATATGGCTGAAGGATTGAAACCACATCATCACCAGTACTTTGAATATGACTGTAAAAGTCATTTTGACAGCCGTAGGCACGTCATTGTTAAGAAGGTGACATATATGTGTATGATATGCGGAAAACTCTCACACGAGACATATGAAGAGTACTGTCCGCCTCCCAAGGAAAGAAAACCTAAAGCATTGATGAAATACAGAAGCAGACAGAAGAGCGGTTGATGTTCTTCTTTTTTTTCTGTCTGTCCATAACGTGCATATGACATTAAAAGGTGCATGGATATAACAGTCATACGGACTATAAACGGAGGTATTTAATTATGGAATACGTTAAGAATATGATGCCTTTGAACCTTCAGCTTTTTGCAGAAGAAGGGGAAGAAGGGACAGGCGATGAAGGGAATCCCGATAATGCGCAGTCAGGTGAACCAGAAGATGATAAATCTAAAGTGACAACACTCACAGAGGATGATGTAAACAGAATCGTCAAACAGAGACTTGCCCGTGAAAAAAAGAAGTGGGAGAAGGATCATACAGAAGCCGAAAGACTTCAAAAAATGACAGATGATGAAAAGAAGCAGTATGAGGAAGACAAGAGAAAAGAAGACCTTGACAACAGAGAGGCAGCAATTACTCGTAGAGAACTGACTGCAGTTGCCAAGGAACAGCTTAATGCTGCAGGAGTTCCAGCAGACATGGCTGACTTTATTGACTACACTGATGCTGATTCCGTAAATGAATCTGTCAAGAGACTCTCTAAAGCATTCAAGGGAGCGGTTCAGCAGTCTGTTGATGACCGATTAAAAGGGAAAGCACCTTTAGACAAGGCAAAAAACAATGTATTGACTGCTGAAGAAGAGAATGCAAGAAAAGCATTCGCGAATGCACTTAAATTTTAGAAAAGAGGTATAGAACATGGCAATTAACACATTACAGTATTCAACTATTTTTCAGACTGAATTAGATAAACAGATGGAGCATCTCACTCTTACATCATGGATGGATGCCAATGCCGGACAGATTAAGTATGACGGTGGTGCAGAGGTAAAAATCCCTAAGATGTCATTAGTGGGCTTAGGAGACTATAACAGAGATGAAGGATATAAACAGGGTGCTGTTACTCTTGAATATGAAACATTCAAAATGACACAGGACCGTGGAAGAAAGTTCCTTCTTGATGCAATGGATGTAAATGAAACTAACTTTGTGGCATCTGCTGGCACTGTCATGGGAGAATTCCAGCGTTTACATGTTGCCCCTGAAGTAGATGCTTACCGTATTTCTAAGGTTGTTTCTGATGTTACAGCAAAGAAATCAGCCAACATCCTAACAACTGCATTGACTGAACAGAATATTCTTTCTGAATTAGAAAAGGCAGCGGATACTATCCGTGATAAAGGATATCAGGGTGATATCATCTGTCATATTACATATGATACTTTAAGATTATTAAAGGAAAAGATGGTAAACAGCAACCTTACATCAGGTAAATTAACTATTGGAAATATCACATTAGACATCTATAAGCTTGATGAAATCACATTCATTCCTACACCAAAGAACAGAATGTATTCAGCTATCAAGGTTGATGCTGGAGCAACAAAAGACGCAGGTGGATATACAAAAGGTGAAACTGCTAAGAATGTAAACTTCTTAATGGCGCCAATCAATAGTGTTATCGGTGTTACTAAACAGGACAAGACAAGAGTATTTGACCCTGATACTAATCAGGATGCAAATGCTTGGCAGATTGACTATAGAAGATATCATGACTGCTGGGAAAAGGACAACATGCTTGACCTAATCATTGCTAACGTCTCAGCTGATGCATAATGATCATTGTAAAAAGAATCAACGTTGAAAGGGCCATCCATGAGGATGACCTTCAGCGTTATCTTGACCAGGAATATCGTGTCATTGAAGACAAGAAGAATGATGAAGATACTCCTGTAGAAAACAATGAAGTGACGGACCTCAACGATATGACTGTTGACCAGTTAAAGACTATTGCAAAGGAAAAGGGCGTTAGCGGATATTCTAGTCTTGTTAAAAAGGAACTGGTCGCAGTTCTCACTAAGATGCAGGAGGAGTAATCTATGGATCTAGTTGAGATTGTTGCTGAAAGAACAGGTATGAGTGAAGGCCGTGCGAAAATCTATGTTGATATGGCAAAACAGCGTGCTCTTGCACATACTAATCGCACTGTATACATCGCTGCAATGGATTTCTGTGTGGCTGACCTGGCATGTGCCATGTACTTCAGAGAGGGCATGGTCGGGGAATCATCACACTCAGAAGGTGGCATCACATCTACTTTTCAGTCTTCCACTTTTGAAGATATTCTTTCAACTCTCAACAACTTGAGATTGATTCGTGCAGGAGGAATTGTTCACGAAAAGAAGCCGGAGGAGAATCAATGAGACTTTCAGCACTAAAGAACTATCGTGTATATGAGCCTGTCATCGAAAAGGATGGCGAAGGTGTCACTACTGAAAAGTGGGTCAAGAGAAAATCAATGCTTCTTGAGATATGGCCTGCATCCGGTAAGTTACAGGCTGAAATGTACGGCGAGAGACTGAACTACATTCTTAATATGATTCTTCCTAAGAATGAGGATGATGATTTCAGACTCACTGAAAAGTGGGGAGTCAATGTCTATAATCAGTCAACTGATGAACCGGATTATAGAATCATCAGCATGAAGGAATATAACAGACATTACCTCTATGAACTGGAGAAGATTATTAAATGAGTCTCAATGGTGCTAATGAGCTATTTAGAACGCTTCGCGCTATAGATGCAGTTCTTGAGAATCCTGAACAGGTTCTTGGAAAGGCTGCAGAGACAATCAGAGGTGGGTGCGTTCTTGAATGTCCTGTAAATAGTGGTGAATTAAGAAACAGAGGCATAAAGACAAGAGTTGAAGGTGATAAAGGGTATGTCTATACCACATTGCCATATGCTCAATATGTCGAATTCGGAACAGGTCGAAAAGGTGCTGCAGACCATGCTGGAATATCTCCATATGTACATCCTTCTTATACTATGGAACCTTGGTGGATTCCTGAAGAGAAGCTATCAGAGGAAGCAATAAAGAACTATCGTTGGGTAGTAATCGAAGTAAACGGCAAGAGATATTACAGGTCGGATGGACAGCCTGCACAGCCATTCATGTACCAGGGAGCAAAGAAGACTGAAAAGAAAGCGGTAAAAGATGCTGGTATTGTAATCAGCCAATTAATCGGAAAGGAGTAGAAGCATATGATCAACATTAAAGATAAAGTATATAAGGCTCTGACAGATGAAGGCCTTGAAGTCACTGACATCTATCCAAAGGACTGGGCTAAGCTTCCAGCAGTTCAGTATGTTGAGGAAGATAACAGCGTGGCAGAATGGACGGATGACAAGGAGCAGATATCACATGTCCTTTACAGAATCGAAATCTGGGATACTAAGAGTACATCGGGTACAGCCTTGAAAGTTGATAAGGCATTATCAGCAATGGGGCTCAAGAGAGTATCATGCAGAGATATTGATGATGCATCAGGACTTAGACACAAGAAAATGAGTTATGAAGCATATTATGATAGTGATTATATCTATCACGGTATGTAACTGATAAGGAGGAATTATATAATGCTAGCAAATGGCGCTAAATTATCTTATGACAAGACAAACAAGGGGACTTCTTTTACTGACCTTCCAGGGTTGAAGAAGATTCCTGACATGGGTATTGAAAAAGAAAAAGTTGAAAACTCTTCACTTGATGATGCAGTTAAGGTCTATGAGTTTGGTATCGGAGACCCTGGAGACCTTGAATATACATTCAAGTATGACAACAGCAAGTCAACATCTTCATACAGATTAATGAGGGAGCTAGAAAAAACAGGAGATACCGCAATGTTCAAGGAAACATTGAAGGACGGCACTACAACTACATTCTCAGGACAGGTCACTGTTAAAAGAGCGGGCGGTGGTGTCAATGATGCTATTGAATTCACTGTTGCAATTGCATTACAGTCTGAACTCACTATTACTGATCCAACAGAAGTAGCAGCATAGAAAGGAAGATATAGATAAATGGCAGAAAAAGCAAAAAGAAAACCGTTCATTATTTGGAAAATCGGTGAAGAAGAATACAAATTAAAACTAACAACAGGAGAAATCTCTAGACTAGAACAGATGTATGGTGGAAGTCTTATCAACCTTCTTAATACAGAAACAGGCATGACACCATTATGCACTATGCTGGACATCACACATGGTGGTCTTCAGAAATTCAACAGCAACATCGACAGAAGCGATGTGAATGACATGTTTGATAGATACATCGATGAAGGTGGCTCACAGACAGAGTTCCTTAGTGATGTTCTTATTCCATTGTTCCAGGTATCGGGTTTTTTCTCTGGGGCTCTCGAAACGAAAATGGAAAAGGAAATGGCGGAAGCCAAGAAGAATCTCTAGAAGATATCCTGATTACAGATTACATATACAAGGCGGTCTATGATCCAGCGCTTGATGCTGGAGTAGACCCCTTTTCATTTTGGAATTATTCGTTAGATGAGCTATACGATATTATTTCAGCACATGAAAGAAAGAAAAAGGAAATGGTGCGACAGGAAGCGATATCTCTTCAGATACAGGCCCTTCAGATAAGGGATTGTATTTCTGCTGTCCTTAATGGCAAGGATGATTCATTCACTCCTACACAATTGTGGGACTTCTATCCTTCACTTTTCGAAGAAGATAGAAAAGAGTTTGAAAAAGAGAAGGAAAGAAAAGAGATTGCAAGCGCTAGATCTTCTCGTATTGCTTTCAGTAGAAGACATAATGAAGCACTAAGAAAAAGAAAGGCGGTGATGCAGAATGACGGTAGAGGAACTGCAGATAGTAATATCTGCACAGACGAAATCAGCGAAATCAGAACTGAACAGCGTGAAGAATGAAGTCACCGGCCTAAAGAATCATGTTGATAAGGTCACAGGATCAATTGGCAATTCATTCAAGAGTATCCGCAATATTGTGGCGGGTCTTGGTATTGCTTCTCTGATTAAATCAACAATATTAGGTAATGTTGATGCTGCAATCAAGAGAGTTGATACTCTTAGCAATTATAGCCGTGTGATGTCTAATCTAGGTGCTGGCAGTGTTCAAGCGAATGCATCTGTACAGAAACTAAGCAATAAGCTTATTGGGCTTCCAACAACCCTAGACGATGCATCAGGCGCAGTACAGAGATTCACATCAGTGAACAGTAATATCTCAAGATCAACAGATATGTTCCTTGCACTTAATAATGCCATTCTAGCAGGTGGTGCAAGTTCTGAGATACAGAAATCAGCTCTAGAACAGTTGTCACAGTCATATGCTAAGGGTAAACCTGATATGTTTGAATGGCGTTCAGCGATGACTGCAATGCCTGCACAGATGAAACAGGTGGCTGAGGCCATGGGTTTTGTCAATGCTTCAGCATTAGGCGAGGCATTAAGAAACGGAACTGTATCTATGGATCAGTTCATGAATACAATCATGCAGTTAAACACTCAGGGCATTAACGGCTATCAGTCATTTGAGGAACAGGCAAGAAATGCGACAGGTGGAATTTCTACATCAATCGCTAATATGAGAACAGCTATTGTTAGATGTATGTCAGATGTAATGAACACAATCGGACAGTCTAATATTGCTGGATTCTTTACCAATATTGCAAAGGCAATTAATTCCTGCGTCCCATATGTTGTTGCATTCACTAAAGTTGTTATGGTCGCCGTTGGGTATCTGACGGCACTGTTTGGCGGCAAGTCAAAGAAGTTGAGTTCTTCTTTTGGTGGAGTGTCAAACAATGCTAAGAAGGCAGCAGGAAACACAGGGGCTCTTGCAAAGAATATGAACGATGCTTCCAATAGTTCGCAGAAGCTTTCTAAAGGCGCAGGTGGAACAGGAAGCGGATTAAAGAAGGCAGCAGGTAATGCTTCCAAGCTCAAGAAGGAATTGAAAGGAGCTCTTGCTGGATTCGATGCAATCAATAACATCAATTCGAGCAATAGTTCAAGTGATCCATCTTCAGGTGGCTCAGATGGCCTAGGTGGTTCAGGTGGTTCCGGTGGTGATATCGGCGGATTCAGCATGGATGACAGTGGCGCAAAAGAACAGAAAGGGCTTCTTGAAGAAGTAGACAAGCAGTTAGAAGAAATCAAGAAGAAGGTTGCGGAATTCTTCCAGCCTTTAAAGCAGTCATGGGATAAGTTTGGTGCGCCGATGATTGCAGCTGCAGTATATGCATTTAATGGTGTCAAGAATCTTCTTATGGAAATCGGCAAGTCAATGTATGCAGTGTGGGAAAACGGCACAGGTGCAAAGACTGTCGAACTGATATTGAAGATATTCACTAACATCTTCAAGATAATTGGCAATATCTCTCAAGGACTGGCCGATGCATGGAACACTGCAGGCCTAGGTGATTCAATCATCCAGCATTTATGGAATATATTTAACTCTATATTGAAGATCATCAATGAGATTCTGAAAATTGTGAGAGATGTTACTAAAGCGATTGACTGGACTGCTGTATTAGGTGCAGTGGATGTGGTTCTTATTATCATTGATGGGTTATTCTCTTTCATAGCAGATAATGTAGGTCGTATCCTTGGCATACTCTCAGTTATTGCGGGATTATCATTATTTTCTACTCTTGCTGGAATTCTTGGTACTGTTATCACACAGATACAGCTTGCAGTAGGAGTATTTTCAGGTTGGGCATCACTTGCAACTGCATTGAGCGGTGCATTTGGAATTCTTCCACAGATATTCGCATCCATTGTAATGGCGGTGAATCCTGTAAATGTCATCATAGGGGCAGTCATTGCTACAGTGGTAGACTTATGGCAGAAGAGTAAGAGCTTCAGAGATGACATAGTAAGCATTCTAGGAAATATCGCCACTATTGTTCAGAAGGTATTTCTAAATATTGTGGCACCTATCATTGATACAGTCGGGGGAATCATTAAAGATTTTGTGGATAGTGTTCTCAACCCGTTGTGGAACGCATGGGAGAATGTATTCCAGAGCATAATGGGGTTGGTAAGTGATTTCTTAAAGTTCGTCACACCAATCTTCAGCACAATTCTTGATATTCTAGGACCTATATTCAGATTAGCCTTAACAGTATTAAGAGGTGTATTTGATATGGTATTTGCTGCAATCAGAGGAATTATTGAACTCGCAGGCAAAACGATCTGTGAAAGAGTCAACAATATCAGAGATTTTTTCCGTAATCTAGGTGAATGGATGGAAGGAACTTTTGGTTTCAAATGGAAGAATGTGTTTGAAACGGTTAAGAATGTCGTCAAGGCGTTCAGAGACTACATGGGTCCTATCATTAATTCATTGGAAGTTGTTTTTATGGGTCTTACTAACTTCATCGGTGGTGTATTCTCAGGTAACTGGAGAAGAGCGTGGTTTGGTGTTAGACAGATATTTGAAAGTATTGTTTCTGGATTAAGCCACATCTTCAAGGCTCCATTGAATTTCATGATTGATGGAATCAACAAATTCTTAAGTGGTATCGGCAAGATAAAGATTCCTGACTGGGTTCCTGGTGTCGGTGGAAAAGGATTCTCTATCCCTAGAATTCCTAGACTAGCAAAAGGTGGTATCGTAAGTGCATCCACTATCGCCAATATTGGTGAAGCAGGAACAGAAGCAGTAATACCATTACAGAGAAACACACAGGGACTTGATATGATTGCTGAAAAGATTTCAGAAAAATTATCACTTTCTCAGAATGACGGCACAGGTGCTACCTATGTTATTAAATTAGTACTTGATGACGGCAGAGTAATCACTAAGATGGTGATTGACAATATCAAGGATTATGAAGCACGTACAGGCAAGCCTGTATTTGACTATTAGGAGGTGGAATAAATGGCAGATGAAGCGAAAATCAAGATAAACGGAACACTTATTCCGACTCCTTCAGAGATTAGCGTAGAAATCAATGATTTAGATTCGGATAGTGTCAGACCTGTCTCAACAGGCGTTTTAAGAAGAAATAGAATACGTTCTAACATGCTTAAAATTACATGTACATATAAGTTGAATACATTCACAGATGTAATGAATATTCTGAAGGTACTCACTCCGGCAGAGTTCACGGCAGAACTCTACATTCCTGATCATGGTATCAGAGGAACCAAGAAGATGTATGCTTCAAATAAGAAGTACAATTATAAGAGAGTGCAGTCTGGTCTAAAGGCAGATTCATTCTCTTTCTCTCTGATTGAGGTGTGATCATATGCTTATAAAATATGGAGAGACAAATGTAACGGACAGACTTCTTGATTATAAGATGTCTGTCTCTTTTGCTGACTGCCGTATGATAGGCAACGTGCCATCAATTGAACTGACAATGAAGTTTGATAACTATGACGGCATTCTTGACAATATCGACATCAGCAAGTACTGGGAAGTCAAGGAAAATGATGCATCTGATACAAGATACTTCAAGGTGTATGATCAGCCGGAGAAGTACACCAAGGAACTCACTCTCAAGATGTATGACAACAATTATTCTCTTGATATAGCATACGATACTAAACTGTCTTATCCTGTCACTATAAAAGACCAGCTAGACGAGATTGAAAGTCTGACTGGTCTTTCTATTATTCGTGAAGGAATACCGCAGTACGTTCTTGATAAGAGCGTATCATGGTACGATAACACGATTGTAATAAGAAACTATCTTGGGTGGATTGCTGAACTGTTTGCAGCAAATGTCTATGCAGAGGGGATTGATTCTATTAGATTTGTTCCAATTGAAAAGACTGCCTTTGCTGCTACACAGGATTTAACAGATTATGAGAAGAATGAAGTGTATACACTCACAAGAGTATATGCTGAAAATGGTCTCAATCCTCTTTCTAAAGGCGACGAAACAGGCAATACGCTGTTTATTGATTCAGCAAATCTATATGCAGATGAACAGAGCATTATAGACAGCATCTATGACAGACTTAAAGGATTGACTTTCAACCAGGTGAAGAATGTCACAATGATATCGGTTGATAACCTTCTTCCTGGTTGTCTTGTCAATTATAACAGCAATGAATTCACTTTCTTTGTATCGGATCTAACTGTCAATTACAAGGGTGGACAGTTCTCTATGTCTACGGTTGACGGCAGTGTGACAACAAAGAATGAAGAAAAGACAGTGAATCGTGTATCTAATACAACACGAATCAGAAAACTGCAGGTCCAGCAGGACCAGGAATCATTGAAACTAGATATAATCGCAAAGGAACAGGAAGGCATCAATGACAAGATGGCGCAATTAAGCCTGTCTAACGAGAAGATATCGCTAAGGGTTTCAGAAGTTGAAGAAAAGGCTGGAGAAGCAATCAAACAGGCACAGGGCTCTGTTAAGAAATTTGTATGCGAATATGCTAGTTCAACAGATGGAGCTACACCACCAGAAACAGGGTGGTCAGAGACTGCACCGACATGGCGTCCTGGATTCTATATATGGCAGAGAACAGCAACGACGATCAACAATACTGTCACATACAGTACTCCTGTATGTATTACGGGTGCAAAAGGTGAGGATTCTATATTGTTGTGTATAGAGTCATCAAATGGCACGACATTCAAGAACAGTGATGTGGCAACTATATTCACAGTAAATATCTATGTGGGTGGAATAGTGATTGATAACTCTTCAAAACTGAGAGAAACATTTGGAGATAATGCATATCTGCAGTGGTTCATTAAAAGGCATGGAGAGACAGAATTCAGCAAGATTCCGTTAGATGATTCAAGACTCAACGATAACGGGTTCATGTTTACCATCTCAGCAAAAGACATTAAATTCAAGGCAGTATTCAACTGCGAGTTAAACATTTAGGAGGAAAATTATGGCAATTAAAGCGGTCAATCAGATTGACGTTATCGACTTAACCGATGGTTATTCGGTTGTATTAACTAATGACAACTATACATTCTTAGGAACTACTACTTCTGTAAACGGTACACAGACAACTACTACACAGGTAATGGCATTATGTGGTAGCGAACAGGTTCCATGTACTGTAGGAACTATTACATGTCCTACAGGAATCTCAGCGGTATCTGATGGGAAGACACCAATGCCAACAATCACAGTTACTGCAACATCTGCATTAACTAAGAGTGGTACTATTACTATCCCTATCGTCGTTGATGGTGATATTACTATCAACAAGACATTTAGTTACTCAATCGCATTCAAGGGGCAGACAGGACAGAATGGTACAAGTGTTACTGTAAGTTCGACTTCTGTAACATACCAGGTTGGTGCAAGCGGAACCACTAAGCCAACAGGTGAATGGAGTGCTACTGTTCCAAATGTACCGAATGGTCAGTTCCTTTGGACTAAGACAGTAGTCAAGTATTCTGATGGCAAATCAACAGAAGCGTATTCAGTCTCTTACAAGGGTACAAACGGCTCAAATGGTTCAAACGGTACAAGCGTTACTGTAAGTTCAACATCTGTAACATACCAGGCAGGTACAAGTGGCACTACTCCTCCAACAGGAACATGGAGTACTACAGTGCCTAGCGTGGCAAATGGTCAGTATCTATGGACAAAGACTGTTGTAAACTATTCGGATGGTAAGCATACTGAATCATATTCAGTTTCCTACAAAGGTACAAACGGCACAAATGGAAAGGATGGCTTAGACGCTATCACAATGGCAATTACTTCGAGTGGTGGAACAATCTTTAAAAATACCGCTATTGCTACAACTTTAACTGCTCATGTCTATAAGGGTGGGGTTGAAGTAACTGGCTCTGCTCTATCTGCATTAGGAACCATCAAGTGGTACAAGGATGGTGGAACTACTTCTGTAGCAACAGGGGCAACATATACAATCGGTGCCGGCGATATTACAAACAAGGCAACATTCAGCGCACAGCTAGAAGGATAATCATATGATTAAGGCATCGGCTAGCATGACCCTCGTGAGAGTCAATGATGGCGAGGACGGGCAGGGGATTCGCTCAATCACTCCGGAGTATTATCTATCAGATTCTGCAACGAAAATGCCCGACGCAAGCAGTAGCGGGTGGAAAAGCGTTCCCGATGACTATATTGACAAGCATTATTACTGGGTGAGGTCAAAGATATTATGGGATGACGGAACTTATACAACTACAACGCCTA